CGGGTTTCGGATAAGACAGGACGACCTGTGTCGTTGGGGTCTTCTTGCGTTCGTTCCTTTCTACCCAACGAGGGGTACGCAAGTCGTCCTGTCCTACCTGAAACCCCGGTTCACATCCAGCAAAGGAACCCGGAACAGGAGAGAACTCCGTGGCAAGGGCCAAGAAGTCACCCAGAGGACGGGCCGCCACTCCGGAGCAGCAGGAGAATCGACTCATGTCGCTCGCAGTCCAGCGAGCCGAGGAGATGCTACTGGACGGCACGGCTCCTCCTTCCATCATCACGCACTACCTTAAGCTCGCCACGAGCCGAGAGCGGTTGGAGCAGGAGCGAATCAAGGCCGAGAACGACATGCTCAAGGCCAAAGCCGACGCTCTGGCGGCCTCAGCACGAGGGGAGGAGGCCTACAAGGAGGTTCTCGAGGCATTCAAGTCCTACGCCGGAGGAGGTGTGGGTCTTGAGTCGGATTCGGACCTTCAGTGAACTCTCTCGCATCGATTCCTTCGAGGACCGGTACGAGTACCTACGTCTCAACCAGGATCCAGGAGATCAGACCTTCGGTTTCGAACGGTATCTGAACCAATCCTTCTATCACTCGACCGAATGGCGTCAAGCAAGACAGAAGGTAATCCTCAGAGACGACGCATGCGACCTCGGGGTCCCGGGTCACGACATCTACGGTAAGATTCTTGTTCATCACATGAACCCGATTCGGCCCGAGGACCTCGAGGGAGAGTTCAATCCCGACATCCTCGACCCCGAATACCTGGTCTGCGTGCGACACGACACGCATAACGCGATTCACTTCGGCGACGCGAGCCTGTTACCCAAGCCTCTAGTCGAGAGAACGCCGAACGACACGATACCCTGGAGGTGACCGTGGCTGATTCAATATTGAATGACATCAAGAAGGCTCTCGGCATCACCGAGGACTATACGGCTTTCGATCAGGAGATTATTCTCCACACAAACACGGCGCTAATGTTCGCAGAGGAGATCGGTCTCCCCTCGTTCAAGATCACCGGAAAGACAGAGACCTGGGATCAGTACCTTGGTGGCGTCACGAAGAACGTCGAGGCCGTCAAGACGTACCTGTACCTGCAAGTGCGGCTCGTATTCGACCCGCCCGCGAACTCTTTCGTCGTAACGTCGATCGAGAAGCAGCTTCAGGAGTACGCCTGGCGTATCAACCTGCAGAAGGAGACTCCATGAGCGACCAACTCATGCACTACGGGGTCAAGGGGATGCGTAAAGGCGCTCGGAAGAGCCGTGAGCAGCGGAATGCTGAGCGCCGCGCCAAGTATGAGGCCAAACTCAAGGCTAAGTATGGCGATCACGACATCGCTACAATTGAGGCCTTCATCAAGAAGCGCAAGGCGCAAGCAAAGGCGGCCAGGGACTGGCGTCTCGGCAACCAGCGCAACCGTCAGCTCACAGCTACCGAGCGTCGAGAGAAGTATTACAACGAACTCGACACCGGCCAGCTGGGCAAAACCTACGCGACCGATGCAACTCTCGCTGAAGCCGCTCGTAGGTACTACAAGAAGGGGCACAACAAGCGAATGGGCCATTCGGAGCTGATGCATTACGGCGTCAAAGGCATGAAGTGGGGCGTTCGCCGCCGTGCTCGTCGTGACGCCAAGGAATTTACCCAGGCCAAGATGTACTACGGTGAGGGTGCCGGCAATCGGCGGAAGCTTATCAAGGCGACTGTCAAGGCTCGCTCGAAAGACCCGTTCTACAAGAGTGAATTCGACAAGGCCGTCGCCAATACTGACATGTCCAAGCGGGCTTCTCAGGCTCGAAGGCAGCGCGGCCGGAAGAATGCACGCAACTCCGCGGGCAAGACGGTTCGCGGAGTTGGTAACATCGCCTCGGGAAACGCTGGTCGGGCTGGAGGCGCCCTGTTTCTCGGTTATCTAGGGTACCAGGGGGCTAAGGCCGCCGGGATCGCCCCTACCGAGAAAGAGCTACTCACCAAAGCCGTTAAGGGGGCGAGGAAGATCAAACGAGTTGTCCAACATGATGATGTTCTTGCCCATTACGGCGTCAGGGGCATGCGCTGGGGGATCCGCAAGTCTCGTATCAAGGGTGCGAATAGGTGGACTTCCAAAAAGCAGGCCAAAATAGATGGTATGTCCGATGATCAGCTCAGACGGGCCAACAACCGCCTTCGGTTAGAGAAGGAGTACCGTCAGCTGACCCAGACTCGGATGGAGCGCTACCGCGCCAAGGCGGGTAAGGTGGTCGAAGAGGCCGCAGCCAACACTCTGCAGAACGCACTTCAGAAGAATCTTAAGAAGGCTGCCAGCCTGGGCGGATCGGCCGCCATCAAGGGCGCCAAACGGTTCAAGAAATAGGATTAGGACATGACTGACAACCTGTTCTTCATCGACGAGGACGAGGTCCTCGCACACCACGGCGTCAAAGGCATGAAGTGGGGCGTTCGCAAGCAGCGAGCGGCTTCCGGAGGCGCCGGATCAACCAAGAAGCGTAAGGGGCTCTCTCGCAAGCAGAAGGCCGCTATCGCCGGCGTTCTCGGCACTGCGGCAGCCGCTGGTGCTGGCTACTACCTGCACAAGTCTGGCAAGGGCAAGAAGATCGCTGCTCTGGCTAAGAAGGCCGGCGCCTCCGCTAAGAGCGCTGCTCAGGGTAAGGGGCGCAATCTCGGAGCCCAGGCTCGAGTCAAGAAGGCCCAGGCCAAGCGGTTCGCTAAGGCTCAGTCTGCCAACGCCAAGGGCGCAGCTGAGAAGCTGAAGACCACCAAGGCCGGCAAATACGCTGAGGCCACTCGTCTCGCCGCAAACGCAGCCGCCTTCAAGACTGGTAACGCAGCCAAAGGAGCCGGCTATAAGGCCAAGAACCAGGCTTGGAAGGCTGGTAATAAGGCGCGCAAGGCGGCCGAGGGCGGCGTTGGCGGTGTGAAGTCCGCTGCTGGTATGGCTGCGCGTTCGGCTAAGTCCGCCGCAGGAGCAGCTAAATCCAAGGTCGGTAAGAAGACCCCTGGCAAGGCGCTTTCGACTCATGTTGTCCAGCCAGGTAAGGGCGTTGGTTACAGGAAGCTCGCCACCAGCGGGACTAAGGTTGTTCGTAGCCAGGGCGACGCGGCTAAGAAGCTAGCTAAGATCGCTGTCGCTGGTGTGGGTGTTCAGGCAGCCGGGAACGTTGCCGGAGCGGCTGGAGCCCGTGCGCTCAACAAGAAGCTCAACGGCGGCAAGAAGAGCGGAACCCCAAAGAAGCGCCGCCGCTGACCATGTTGTCCAATACCGCTACCCCGCGATATTACGCTGAGTTCAGAGATGATGTCCTAGCCGGTCGGATTCCGATCTGCAAGGAGATCGAGATGGAGATGAACCGGATAGATGATCGGATTCGCAATCCCGGCTTTTATTACGATAGCGACGCTGTGGAGGGGTTCATCCGCTTCGCGGAAGCGGAGATGACTCTTACCGACGGATCCGATCTCCGCCTCCTCCCGAGCTTCAAGCTCTGGGCTGAACAGATCTTCGGATGGTGGATCTTCACCGAGCGATCAGTCTACGTCCCGAACAAGACGACGGCTGGCGGCCACTTCGAGAAACGCCGGGTGAAGCAGCGCCTCATCAACAAGCAGTACATCATCGTCGCCCGAGGCGGGGCGAAGTCTCTGTACGAGACACTCCTTCAAGCCTATTTCCTGACGATCGACACGTCGACCACCCACCAGGTGACGACCGCGCCGACCATGAAGCAGGCGGAGGAGGTCATGCAGCCTTTCCGCACCGCCATCACCAGAGCCAAGGGGCCCCTGTTCGACTTCATGACGCAGGGGTCCCTTCAGAACACGACCGGCAATCGAGCACTTCGCCAGAAGCTCGTCCCCACCAAGAAGGGGATCGAGAACTTCATGACGAACAGTCTGCTCGAGGTTCGCCCCATGTCCATCGACAAGCTTCAGGGTCTCCGGACCAAGATGAACACGGTGGACGAGTGGTTGTCCGGCGATATTCGAGAGGATGTCGTCGGTGCCATCGAGCAGGGGGCTTCCAAGGTCGACGACTGGCTCATCTTGGCCGTGTCCTCGGAAGGTACCGTCAGGAACTCGGCGGGCGACAACATGAAGATGGAGCTCCTCAACATCCTGAGGGGCGAGTACTCGGATCCGCACACTTCCATCTTCTACTACCGACTCGACGACCTCAAAGAGGTAGCGGATCCGTCGACGTGGCTGAAGGCCCAACCGAATCTCGGCGCCACCGTCTCCTACGAGACTTACCAGCGGGATGTCGAGAGGGCGGAGCATGTTCCCGCGGCTAGGAACGACATCTTGGCCAAGAGGTTCGGCATCCCCATGGAGGGGTACACGTACTTCTTCACCTACGAGGAGACCCTGCCGCACAATCGTCAGGACTTTTGGGGTATGCCGTGCTCCATCGGCGTCGACCTCTCGCAGGGAGACGACTTCACCGCGTTCACATTCTTGTTCCCCCTCAGTCGGGGCAGATTCGGCGTCAAGACGCGCTGCTACATCTCCGAGCGCACCATGCTGCGCCTTCCGGGAGCCACTCGTCAGAAGTACGAGGAGTTCCTCCAGGAGGGCTCACTCATGGTGCTCGAGGGTACGGTTCTTGACATGATGAACGTCTACGAGGACCTCGAGGCGTTCGTCGCCTCCTGCGAGTACGACGTGCGTTGCCTCGGGTTCGACCCGTACAACGCCAAGGAGTTCGTAACTCGCTGGGAGAACGAGAACGGCCCGTTCGGGATCGAGAAGGTGATTCAGGGATCCCGGACGGAGTCCGTTCCACTTGGCGAGATCAAGGACATGGCGGAGGATCGCAAGCTCCTGTTCGACCAGTCCATGATGACCTTCACCATGGGGAACGCCATCACCCTGGAGGACACCAACGGGAACCGCAAGCTCCTGAAGGCCCGACGGGAGAACAAGATCGACT